TCTTTCGTATCCGGCGACGCCACGAGAGCGTCGAACATTTGCGTCAGGTCCGGCGACACGATCACCGGCCCGCCCAGTCGGTCCGTCCCGTCCTTCGCCACGATCGTCTGCGTCGGCTGGACGAGCATGTTGCGCTGGACGTTGTTGGAGGCGTCGTGCGTGATGTAGAGGTAGCCACACGCGTCGACCATGTACGGCAGGCCGCCGCGGAGACCGCCTTGCAGCCGGGGGCGCCTCTTCCCCTCGGCCTCCATCTCGCCGGCGATGAACACGACGCACTCCAGGGAGTTGGTCGGGACCATCACGAGGTCGCGGTAGTTCCGCACGAGCGATTCGATGTTGCGCAGCACCGCGCCCCAGTCCTGCTGCTCGAGCTGCTGGGCGCCCACGATCTTGTCGATGTAGCGCTTCTGCACCTCGGTCAGGCTGTCGACGACGACGCTGCGGAAGGGGTGCTGACCGGACTGCAGCCACTGGTAGACCTGGGTCAGCACGTCGAAGTTGTGCACGGACACGATGCAGGTGTCCCAGTTGCCGTCGGCCTCCGGCGGCTTGTCTCGCATCGCGTCCCACCGGACGGTGTTTCCCGGCAGGTAGTGGGCCCGGCCCTCGGCGTCGAGGATCAGGCGGGGTGCGGGGGACGTGCCCCCGAGACGGCTCTTGCCGACGCCGGCATCGCCGTAGAGAAGGATCGTAAGCATTAGGTCGAGTCTACCGAGGATCGGGGAGACAGCCTGCCCGCTCGAGCAGGCCGGTCCAGATGTATTCCGCAGCGAGCCGGTCGGTCATGGCCGAGTGGACCCAGACGAACAGGTCCGTCTCCGCGTCGCAGAAGGCGATCTGACGAGCCGTGTAGATCTCGGTCTCGAAGGTGGCCGGCTCGGGGAGCTCGTCCTCGTGGAAGTAGTAGTACGGGAGCGGTTTCGTGTAGACGATCCGCAGCGTCCGTGAGTGTGCAATCTCCCTCGTGACGAGAGGGACCTTGTCGCCGTGCCGGTGCCCGCCCACAAGGAGCGGGTACCAGCGGCGGGGCCTATTCAACGACATCACCCATGGCGTAGTAGCCGGCCATGACGGCGATGATCAGAGCAGCGAGGATCGCCGGTACGACGGGCCCGACCGCAGACCAGCCGGTCAGGCCCCCAGCGACGAACAGGCCCCAGGTTTCGGCGGTGCGGTTCATCAGACGACGCCGTCGATGACTTTCCTGAGGTTGGACTTCTTGTCCTTGAGCACCTCGTTCGCCGCCGTGGCGGCCTCGGCGCACCGGCGCGCGACGTCTTCGGCTTCGGCCTGGTACTCGACGGCCTGGTCGACTGCGGCCTGCGCAGCGATGAACTCCTCGAAGATGCGCTGGCAGTAGTCCTCGCGCGCGGTCGTGCCGGGCGCCTCGGCCGGAAGCTCCTCGTCGGCGTAGTAGCCAGCGTCCGGGAGCGGAGGCGGCTCGACGAGGTTCACGTGAAGCTCAACCGGCGTCGGAGGCGTCGGCAGAGTCTGCTGCTTGAAGATTCCCATCGATGTATCGCTCCAGTGGGTCGTGGGTCACGTACAGGTCGTTGATCGCGGCGTCCACGTCGGAGCCGTCGTCGTGGAGAGAACATACCCGGAAAAACTCGCACTTCCACGTGCAGTTCGTGGTGGGGTTGGGGTAGCAGACCTCGTGGTGATCGCCCCCGGCGTCGAGGGCCGCTTCGGCCGCCTGGATCTCCTTGGCCACGGCGACGACGTGCGTCCAGTGTTTGCGCAGCTCCTCGATGTTGTGGCGCACCGGCTCGCGCCAGTAGAAGGGGCCTTTGGCGCGGGCCGTCCGCTTGCTCTTCTTCAGGAAGTTGAACATCGTGCCCTGCGCCGCTTCAGCGTCGCGCCCTTCGGTGTGGAGCGCCAGGAATTCGACGAGGTGCTGGGTGAGCGCCTGCGTGTTGATCTGCAGGAGCTTCGGCTCGACGCCGGTCGGTCCGGTCTTGTGGTCCCACGACCACTTGAAGCCGGTCTGGTCCTCCTCGACGCGGACGTCAAGTTTGGCGAGCAGCGTCACGCCCTCGATCAGGGGCACCTCGCGCGCCTCCTCGGAGGAGACCACGGTGAAGCCGCTGTCGCGGCCCTCCTCCTCGAGCCAGTCGATGTAGCCTTCGACCATGCCCTGGCAGAGGTCCCCCTCCTTGCGGATGGAGTCCGAGACGAGCGGGAATTCGATCAGGTCGGCCATCACCGACGCGCGGATGTACTCCACGGGATCGATGCGGCGGGCCGGGTCGTAGTACGCCTGCAGCGCGTTGTGCACACGGTCGCCGACGGACGTCGGGCGGCCGAATTCGGTGCGCGCCCGGGGCGTCAGGCCGCGGTAGTGCCCGAGCCACCAGCGGCGCTTGCACTCGCGCCACACGGACATCTCGGAGTTGGTGAGGCGGAGAGGTTCGCGCACCTCTCCACCGTACCGGTTAGGCGGACCCGCGACGTGCTAGAAGGCGCGGCCGAAGGTCAGGCGTGCGGCGAGCAGGTCGTACGCGCGCATCGAGTCGTCGTCGCAGGCGTCGGACTGGATGATCTGGTCCTGGTCCTTGAGGTCGGCGGCCTGTGCGTCGGTCAGACCCAGGCTGGGGTCCGTGCTGGCGAGGACGGCGGCGATCTGGCTCACGGTGGTCTCCTTGTTCGTTGTGCTCATGGGCACATCGTATCACGTTTTGTGGAAAACGTGAACGGGGAGACGTGAATCAGCGGATGGAGCTCGTGTCGCCTTCGGCGAGGAGCTCGGCGTGGGCCTCGTTGGCCCGTTCGTCACGCTCGCGAGCGCGGCGTTCCAGGCGCTCGCCGTGGACGGCCTGGCGGTGGCGCCAGTGGCCCTCGAGGTCGAAGTGGATCCAGAGGACGAGGGAGAGCATGGACCCCGCGAACGAGGTGGCGAGCCCGATGGCTGCGACGATCACGGGGTCCATGCTTGGCTACTTCCTTTTGCGGGCGACGAGCCCGGCGGCTTTGCGACCCTCGGCCGTGAGGGCGTAGAGGTTGGCGGGGCGGCCGCGGCTGCCCTTCTTCGTGCCGACGGACTCGATGACCCCGTCGCGGGTGAGCTTGGCGACGACGGCCGGCGGTGCGCCGATCTCGGTCGCGGTGCCCTTCTTGATCTCCCGGATCTTGAGGACGGTCGCCTCGTGCTCCGGCTTGATGGTGATGCTCATGCTGTCTCCTGTGTCGTTGGGAAGTCGGCACCGGCCTCTGCCAGCACCTCTTGCAGCGCCGAGTACCCAGCAGAGTCAACCGCCGAGTCTCGGTGATAGCCGTCCTTCTGACGGGCCTGCTTGAGCAGGACCATCATTGCGCAGACGTCGTTCGACGTGACCTCGACTTCGAGGTACGCTGACCACATCCCGGCAATGCGCGCAAAGCTCTTGGTGGGCGGACCGTAGTGCTGCAGCCTCTCTCCTCGGATGATGTCGTACGCCTCGGAGAGGATGTCGTCCGGGTGGCTTCCGACCCCACGCACGGGGAGCGTGCTCCCGTCGGAGGGGTGCACCACGACGGGACCGTCAGAGTCGTTTCGGCTTTGGGAGGACAACCTTGATGTCTCCGTTCTCGTTGAGGTTGGCGTCGTCGATCGGAGCGACGTTGAGGGTGTAGTACCGGCCGGCGTACTCCGTCAGGCGGGACGCCGCGGCCATCGTCGAGACGTTCCGCCGGCGCAGGTTGTCCGCGGCAGCGTGCAGCACGCCGAGCACGACGATGTGCGCCATGTAGGCCTCTCGCGTGTCCGGGGCGTCGCCGAGGTAACGCTCGACGGCGGCGTCCAGCTTCAGGCGCGAACCTGCGCCGCTGAGCGCGATCTTGGTCACGACGTAGGCGAGGCCGTCCGGCGTGACGATCGGGCTCTTGGGCTTGTCGAGCTCTTTGCGGCGTTTCGCGCTGACGTACGTCATGCGCCGATCCTAGCCCGGAGAACCCCGTACGCGGTCGCCCACATGGCCTCCGCGACGTCCGGGTCCGCGCCCAGTTTCCAGGGCAGCGCTTCCTCGCCGTCGTACATGCCGGCGCAGAACCAGTTCACGCCCTTCGACGGAAGCAGGTGCCACGCCTCGGCGGAGAGAGCCCAGTTGTCAGCGGCCTTGATCTGCGCATGCTCGGTCGGGATGTGTTCGCCGAGCCGCAGGTCCAGGGCCCTCTCGATCGCGCCCCACACCTCGGTCTCGAGCAGCTGGTATTCCGGCAGCAGGTTCTTGAGCGGGCGCGAGACGTCTCCGATGAACGCCTCTGCGTCGTCGTGGTGAAGCGCGGCCCACTGAGCCCACACGTCGTGGCCCTCTTCGGCGATCTTCCAGGCGACCAGGCAGGCGTGCTCGGCGACGGAGTAGAAGCACCGAGTGTGGCCGGCGAAGCGGCACGTGTAGGCGAGGCCGTGCGCGACATCCTCGAGGCGGATGCGGTCGGACTGCGGATCGGCCAGGTTCAGGAACTGTCCCGAGTGGAGCTCGATGTGGTCCGTCAGGTCCTGCTGGAGGGCGGCCATCTCAAGGAAGTGTACCGAGAAACAGGCTACTTCTTCTTGAGGAGCCAGCGCTTCACGGTCTCCTCGTCGCGGCACAGTTCCTGGAGTTTGTCTTCGCGGTCGAACCCGACGTCGAGGATGTGGTCCTCGATGGTGTCCTTCGCCATGATGTCGATCCGCTGGACCTCGCGCATCTGGCCCTTGCGCCAGGTACGGTCCTCGGCCTGCAGGTTCTTGATCAGGCTGAAGCTGCGCTGCAGGAAGACGGAGTACCGCGCCTTGGTGAGCGTCAGGCCCTCGCCCCCGGCACCAAGCGTCACCAGGACGGCGCGAAGGTCGCCCGCCTGGAAGTCGTCGATCGATTTCTGCCGATGTGCTGCGTTCATCCCGCCGACGATCATGCCGTGCGTGATGTTCTGTTTTTGCAGGCGCAGGCTGGCGAGCTCGATGAGCTGCCGCGACTCGGCGAAGACGACCAGCGGCTCTTCAGGCCCGAGCTCTTCCATCACGTCGTCCAGGGCGTCGAGCTTGGCGGACGGCTCGGAGAGGCGCATGTTGCCCTCCTCGTCGATCTCACCGTAGGCCGCGGCCAGCTGGATCAGGCGTGTCAGCTGTGACAGCGGGTTGGTCGCCATGAGGACTCCGGTGTCGAGCTGCGCCAGGAGGTCCTTGGCCATCTGGTCGTAGGCCTTCCGCTGCTTCGCCGGCAGCTCCACGCGCCTGATCTGCGGCGGGAGCTTCGGGCGCAGGGCCGGCACGACGATCTGGGTGGGCCTACGGATGAAGCGCGGATCGAGGAACCGGAAGAGCTCCTCACGGGTCTCGCCCTTGATCCCGACGACGTCCATGAAGCCGAAGTTGCTCCAGCTCTGAAGGCCGTAGCGGTCGATGAACTTCGTCTTGCTCGGCCACTCGGTCGGTTCGATCATGCGCATGATCGACCACATGTCCTCTGGCGTCCGACTCAGGGGCGTTCCCGTGGCGCCGAAGCGGTACTTCGCCTTCCAGGAGACGGCCCAGGCGGCTCTGGTCTGCTGGCTCTTCGGGTTCTTGGCGCGGTGCGCCTCATCCGCGATGAAGCTGTGGTACTCGAGCGCGTTGAGCTCCTTGGGCTCCTTTTCTTTGTCCGTCAGCTTGATGGTGCCGTAGCCGGCGCAGCGGCTGTGGAAGCGGAGCTGCTCCCAGTTCAACACGAAGACGTCCACGCCCTCCTCGGCGAGCTGCTTACGGCGCTTGGCGGCGCCGCCCTCGACGACCATCACGCTGCGGCCGGGCGCCCAGCGCTCGAGCTCCTGGCGCCAGGTTTCCTTCATCGAGTTCGGCGAGACGATGACGGCCGGGTACGGGTCCTTGCCGAGGAAGTCCAGGAGCTGCAGCGTCATGATGAGCTGGATCGTCTTGCCCGAGCCCATGCCGTCGCCCAGCAGGGCGCGTTCGGCCGTGGCCAGGTAGAGGATGCCCGCCCGCTGGCGGGGTTCGAGGTCCCAGTCCTCCTCGACCGTCTCGCCGTTGACGACGTCCCCGACCTTCGGGAGCGGCGGCAGGACCTCAGCCGGGATCTCGGCGTCCTCGGCCTCGCGCAGCTCCATGCACGGGCCGATGCGGGTCTCGAGCTCGTGTTCGGCCCAGGCCGTCAGGTCCGGGCCGATTTCGAGGTCGTCGCCGAAGATGCCGCGCATCGAGATGCAGGCGGCCCAGGAGAGCGGGACCCACCATTTTTTGTGGTCTCGGTGCCAGCGCGACCCCGGGATCTGGCGGACCAGTTCGGCTTCGTGCAGCTCGGTCCAGAGCCAGATGACGTCTTCGGAGCGCTCGGCGTACACTCAGGTGAGTCTACCGACTAGGGACAGGGCACAGTAGGGTCCAAGACCATGCGCAAGAGATCACAGCGCCGCCCACGCCGTGCAGGATCGCTCCGGCTCGCCCGCCAGACGTTGGCGCAACGGATCGCGGACGGGGAAAAAGTGAAGTGTCCCTGCTGTCAAAAAGAGGTCCAGAGCGAGCGGATCACAGTCACCAGGCAGATGGCCGAATATCTCCTGTGGGTCTACCGTCACTACGGGCACAGCGAATGGAAGCGACCCGATGTGAAGCTTGAGCGCGACGAAGAGCGCAAGCGCCACGGCAAAAAGCCGGGGTCTACCGACGACACGCGGCTCCAGCACTTCGGCCTGATTGCGCGCAAGAGCAACAAGTGGTACGTCACCCTACGTGGCGCACGGTGGATCCGAGGAGAGACCAAGATCGAGCGGCACGTGTGGACCTACGACAACAGAGTCTGGAAGCGTGAGCCGGAGCTCGTAGGTCGGGACAGCACGCTTCCCGGCTGGGACTTCGATGCCTTCATGGCGAAGACGCTCTAGTCCAGAGCCTCGCGCAGTGCCCCCAGGTCGATCAGGTTGTTGCGCGCCACGTACAGAAGCGCGTGACGCGTCGCGTCTCGCGGGTGGTCGACTCCCTTGGTCCACATGCCCATCGCCTTGAGCTTGGCGTCCGTCGCGAAGTGCTTGGCGTCGGACGGCGGCTGAAGGACGAAGGCGACGTCGTAGAGCGGCGCCAGGTACCACCCGACGCCGATCAGTTCGATGCTCACCTTCCCGTCCTGGCTCTTCTGCGCGGTGAACTTCGTGATGTAGAAGTTCTCCATGATCAGGACGTCGATGTCCCGGGCCGCCAGGCGGGTGTGGATCGTGGCGGCCGCGAGCCGGGGCTCCGGCTCGGCCCACGCCTTCCAGTCTTCGGTCCCGCGCCACAGGCAGAAGCCGGTCGTGCCGCCCGGGTCCACGGCGAGTACGGAGGTCACTTTTTCTTCGTCTTTGCTTTGCGTTTCTTCGCGAACTTGATGCCAGGCGGCGGGTAGTCAAGCGCGGGAGGATGTTCGCCGTCTCGGGTGCCGACGAGCCAAATCCTGTCCGGTGGGATGGGGGTGTAGGCACGGATCTCCACGAGATGCGGCCCGAAGTCTGACCGGTAGTGCAGCTCATCGTCGTCGGCGACCCTGATCTGCCACAGGTCCCACAGCTCCTGTTCCTTCGTCCAATCCATGTCACCCGACAACCTCCACGCCAGCTGCGGATCCGGAGACATGCAGACGTATCCGTAGCGGACCAACCCCTCCGACGGGTTGGAGTCATCGTGCAGACCTCTGTCGCCTCCAGAGACGACTGGCATCTGGAACGGGTGAAGGCCACGTTCTCGGATGTCGTCTCTGCGCTCTCGTGGTGACCAATGATAGAGAGGTGGAAGCAGCATTTACTTGTTGGCCCTCCGCAGCAGGACGTCCGCGTGGCACGGCAGAGGAGCGCACCAGCAGGCCAGGTCCGCGCCCCGGAGCTCATCCAGCGCGTCCAGGAGCTCAGGGTGTTCATCCAGATGCCGTTCGTATGCGGCGATGACCTCGGTCCGCTCGGACGCGTCGTAGGCCCGGTACGGGTTCCCCCACTTCGTCTCGCGGTCCACGCGGACGGAGCCCTCAGGCGCCCGGCCGCCGTGGTGGTGCATGTTGACGACCTCAGGCAACGCGCAGCTCCTTGATCAGGGTTGGGAGGGTCCAGTCGTCGTGCTTCGCGTACTTCGAGCCCCAGCGCTTCGTGGTCTCCGTGTCGATCGCGATGGGGCAGGAGAAGAGCTTGTGCTCCGGCATCACCTCGGCGACGGTCTGGACCACTTCCTCTACCTGGTCGTCGGGGCACTCGCAGATGATCTCGTCGTGGACCGGCAGGAGGATGAAGTCGTCCAGCCCCGCGTTGGCGAATTCCACCAGCTTGAGCTTGGTGAGGTCGGCCGTCGCTGACGCCTGGATGAGGTAGTTGATCCCCTTGTAAGCCTTGTCGTGCTCGACCGGCAGGCGTCGCCCGAGGACCGTGTCCACGTAGCCGGTGCGCGGGTCGCCGTGGAACGTCCGTTCGCGGATCTGGGTGATGACCCGCTTCATGAACGTGCCCACGCCCGGGAAGAGCTGGTTGTAGCGTTCCATGAACTCGTCGATGACGGCGACGTCGACTCCCGCCGTGAGCGCGATCTTCGCGTTCCCCGCGCCGTAGATCCGGGCGTAGCCGGCGTTCTTCGCAACCTGGCGCTGCGGGTCGGTCACGGACGGCACGTCGCCTTCCCAGTACGCCTGCGCCGCGGTCCAGCGGTGCATGTCCTCGCCGCGTTCGAAGGCTTCGATCATCGCCTCCTCTTCCGCGTACGACGCCAGGACCCGGAGCTCGCAGGCGTCGTAGTCGGACAGGATGAGCGTCTGGCCCTCGCGGCTGATGAAGGCGTCGCGGATCGCAGTGCCCCGGGGCAGCGTCTGCAGCGCGGGCTCGGTCACGGACATGCGCCCGGTCCTGGCGCCGCAGACCTTGACCGACGGATACAGGATCGACTCGACGTTCATCTCGGCAAAGTTGTTGAGGTACGAGTTGACGAGCTTGTCGTGTTTCTTCCACAGGCGCAGCGACGCGATCGTGAGCGGCCACCGCGTCTGGAACTCGGCGAGGGCGTCGTCGTCCGTGGACCACTCGCCTTTCTCGGTCTTCGCGGTGAGCTTGGCGCCCTGGCCGAGGAGCCAGTCGATGATCTGCTGGCTCTTGCCCGGTTCGAAGGGGATGTCCTGTTCGAGCCGGGCCATCTCCGATTCCAGCTCGGCTTTCTTGCTCATCGTGTAGTCCAGGTCGATCCGCATCCCGCGCAGGCCCGCGTCGCGGAGGACGTGGATGCAGGCGAGCTCGACGTCGTAGATTTTCCGAAACGGCTGGATTTCGGGCCACAGCTCGGTGGCCAGCAGCGACGTCAGGACGGTGTCGCACGCGCCGTACACCCAGTACGACGGGTGGTCCACCGGGATGGTGCGGAAGTTCCAGTTGCCGCCCTTGTAGGCAGCGGCCAGCGCTTTTTTCCCGACGAACGCGCGCCGGTCCACGTAGCGGGCACCGGACGCTTCCAGGCCGATCGAGTAGCGCGGGTCCCACAAATGCGACATAACCATCGAATCGTGCACGAGGTGCTGTGGCACGACGATGCCGTCCCGCTTCAAGAACTTTGTGTCGAAGATCGCGTTGTGCGCGACGACCGGTCGGTCGTACCGCTTGAAGACCTCCTTGACGACGCCCTTCCAGTCGTCGTAGCGCAGCGCCCACCCGTCCGTCGGGTCGCCGAACTGGACGAGACGGATGTCGTCACGGCCCACGTTGAGTCCCGTTGTCTCGATGTCGAACCCGAGGAAGTCGCGGCGGTTGCCCAGCCACGCGAGCAGCTCGTTGACCTCGTCTAGGTTTTCGACGAAGTGGCACCGTACTCCGTCGAGAGGTCTAACCTCGTCCACAGGCCCATTCCATGACGTTGCGTCGAAGGATCGAGGCTGACAACCCCATCTGGTCTCTTGCGGGCTGTGCTATGGATCGGTGCCGACTCGCTCGTGGGGCGCCGATTTTCCTCTTCGTCTCGTCAGAGTAGACGCCGGTTCGACCACTGTTCCAGGGCACTTCTCCTGTCCGCCGAGAAGCGTGCAGGCCGGTGTGGCACCGACGGCACAGGCATTCTCCGTTGGCTAGGCAACAGTTCGACCTGTCTTCATCGACGTGGTGCGCGCAGAGACGGTAGTCGGACTCGCACTTGTCACAGCGGAATCCAGACCTGTACTTCACAAAAGCAGTCCACACTGCGAGAGGCAGTTGGACCGAATCGTCAACCTCGAGCGTCGTCACTTCTGCACCGTACCGAACAGGAAGGCCTCGTCCTCGAGGCGTTCGCACTCACGGCGGAGCCATTCGAAGCGGTCCAGCTCGAACCCGGTCATCGGGATGTGGCTGAAGCAGAGGTCCGAGTCTTCCTCGAGGTCGAGCAACAGGTACGCGAGCTCTGGTGCGACGGGGACCGCGTGGGTCTCCAGGATCATCAGGGTGACTGCAGCACCAGGCCGGCGTCGACGGAGCTCTCGGCGCGCTTCTGGCGGTGCGAGCGCACGTGGTCCCGGAGGTAGTGGAGGTACCACCCCTCGCTGGCCGTGACGCCTTCGATGGAGGCGGCGTCAGGGTTGGCCCACAGCGCGCGGGCCCGCTCCTGCATGCGCTCGATGGGGCGGTGCGTGAAGCCGGCGACCTCGGTCCCGACCCCTTCCGGCTTGCCCTCCAGCATCAGTTCGTCTTCTCGGCGCCCGTGGTCGTCGAGGTGCAGCTCGTGGACCTTGTCCCAGTCGCGCTCGTAGATGTGGAGCGAGTCGGCGTGGTGGTAGTACGGACCGGCCTCCAGCCCCAGCGCTTTCGCGACGGAGAGCTGGAGCTGGGTGAACTGGAAGAAGTCGTAGGCGACCCCGAGCCAGACGTCGTTGCTGCGCATCGACGTCACCAGGACGAGCTTGCCGTCGCGCACGAAGAAGTGGAGGTCCTTGGTGCACGGCAGGTCGCGGCTCGGCGTGCCGAAGTAGTCGTCCATTCGGCCGACCTGCACGACGGCCTGTCGGCTGTCGGGGTCCTCATTCAGGCGCTCGACCGCGGGCGGGAGCAGGTGTTTGATGCGGACGCCGTAGTTGCCCTCGAGGATGCCGCCGTCCAGGAAGCGCTCGAACGAACCGGCGATCGAGACCATCATCTCCGGGTCCGAGAATCCGCCGATCAGCTGGATGGCCTCGCCGGCGCCGATCGCGACGTTGGGCTTGCGGCCCACGCCGACCGGCAGCGCGTCGGTCGGGTCGGTCAGGCAGACGGTCGCGTTCAGGATCTCGCGCGTGCGCTGGCCGCGCGGGGCGACCTCCGTCCCGTGCTCAAGGACGTGGTGACAGAGCTGGACGTACCCGTTGCGGAGGTTGGAGATGATCATGCGCCGTGCTCCTTCCCGACGTCGTCGTTCTTGATGGTGGCCTTGAAGAGGTACTGGGATTTGACGTGGAAGACGACCACACCCTCGGGGTCGTCGTACCCGGGCGCGGCCGCGCTGCCGGCGAGCTCGAGCGAGGTCAGGGCCGTCTTGACGAGGTCGGTGCTGAAGGAGTCGGACTCCCCGATGATCGGGACGACCGAGCAGCAGTTGGGCGTGACGTCCGGGGTCCAGCGGCGGACGTTGAACAGGCTGAAGCGCTTGTCGCCGTTCTCCAGGCCGTAGCCTCGCTGGATGCCGTTGCCCCACCACTCGCCGAAGTGGAGCCCCGGGCCGAGACCAACGCGCAGCTCGTCCTCGTGCTCAGCGACCCAGCGCGCGAAGCCGTGGTTGTCCTGCTCGGGCGTGATCAGCCGCTTGCGCGACTGCGCGTACACCTGGCCGTCGTCGGTCACACCGACCGCGGCGTTGGTGCCGTCGATCTTCTCGGTGATGATGACCTCGCGGAAGAGGCGGGCGATCTTGGGGAACGGGACGAACTCTGGTCCTGGCGTCGGCTCGGCGAAGGCCTGCCTCGTCGCGAGCGCCACCGCGCCTCGGGCCTCGGCCGCTGCCTCCCTGGCCGCGAGCGTCTCCTGCAGCTGTTCCTCTGTGGGGTTCAACGTGGTGCCTCCTTCGCGACGTAGGGGTCAATCAGAACGGGGTAGCCGGCGTCGTCGAGGGTCCGGGCCATCGCCATCGCACCGTCGGGGTTCCATGAGTGGATCCTGACGGTCGCCGGGACCCGACCGTTCTCGACCATCCAGCGTACCAGGTCGAGGCCGGTTTCCTCGGCGTCGCCTTTCAGGTAGACGTCCTGGGGGTCACCCGTCGGGATCGCGCCCAGGTCGTGGTCGAGCGACGCTTCGACGATCCCGCCCGCGGCGAGGTACCACATCGCCTCGGCGTTCGTCTTCGCCCACACCCAGTCGTCGCCGTCCGGCGGCTGCCGGACGTCGTCGTGCCAGAGCCGGATCACCAGGTCTGGACGGCCGGGGAGGAGAGGTCATGCATTTCGTGCGCCTGGTGCGGAGGCTCGTGGCCTTTCTCGCGCGAGCAGCACCAGAACCCGGACGGATCGTCCTCCAGGCAGAGGACGGGTGGCTCGTCAGTCCGGGTGATGAGGCGGACGAAGTCGTCCATCTCGACCTTGGTGAAGTCGTAGGTCTGCCAGCCGAGGACGCGCGTTTCCGCGACGTACGCCTCGTAGCCGTCGATGATCGGGCCGAGGTCGTTCACGTACTCCGGGCGGCGTTCACGGTTGCGCTGGTGGTTCTCCGCGGCACGGTCGTTCCGGCAGTAGACCCACCGGACGTCGGCGTGGTCGGCGGCCCATTCGCAGAGCGCCTGGGTCTCATACTCCGGGCCGTCGCGGTAGACGGAGCCGTAGACCTCCTCGGACGGCGCCCAGCGGTCGAACACGACGTCGATGTTCGCGTTCTTGCCGAGGTCGATCGCCGTGGACATCAGGGCGCCGTGGTAGTTCTCCACGTCCCCGCGCACGCGCACGCCCGAGTGGAAGATGGTCCCTTCGAGCTGGGCCTCGATGGCCTTCGCGAGGGTGCTCTTGCCGGTCCCGTCAGGGCCCTCCAGGACGACGATCACGGCAGGCCCACCCAGCGCCAGACGTTCTGGTCGAGGAACATCACCGGCTCATGCGGGTCCGCGTGGAACTGGCAGGGGAGCGTGTCTCCGTTGGCGACGTCGCGGTCTTCGTCAGCGACGACGAAGAGGCGGAGCGACTCCAT